ACCGCTGGGAAGACTGGCACGCCGACCGCAACCTGCCCTTCGTGCCGGAAACGGGCGACCAGCCCGTGGTGTTCTTTCCCAAGGGCGGGCCGGACGGGCTCAACGCATTCAAACGGGCCGTGGACGCGGCCACAACCACGGAGGCAGCGGAATGATGGCAGCACGGATTGAGGCGCAAATGGCCGACTTGCGGGAACGGGCGATCCTGAAGCTGGAACGCGAGGACAGGGATCGCCGGCGTGCGGCGGATGAGCGCGCTGCGATCGGCATCCCTGCGGGCGATGATTCGCCGTGGTTCGTGGTCACGGTCGCCTTCGGGCGCGAACTGGCTGTGGAAAACGCGGTGAAAGAATGCGGCGGCGAGGCCTTCGTAGCGATGGGCAAGGGGCCGGAGCGGCGGCGGCGTCATCGGGTTCTGCCGGCGCGACACGAGGTGCTGGTGAGCGGCTATGTGCTGGTGCGCTGCAACTGGTCGGCAACGGCGATGCGCGGTCTGGCCGGGCTTGAGCATGTTAACGGCATGCTTGGCGGCTGGGAAAGACCGATGCTGTTGAATGCCGAAAAGATACGCCGTTTCAGGGCGATGGCGGACAATGGCGAACTGGATTATCAGCGCGGCGGCATCGTGTTGAAGGCGGGGCAGCGCGTGCGTGTGACGGTCGGCATTTTCGAGGGCTATGAGGGCCGGGTGGTGACGCCGGTGCGCGAGGGCAAGGCCGTGGCGGTGATCGAGATCGACATGCTGGGCCGGATGGTGCCCGCGACATTGCCTCTTGCAATGCTCGAAAAACTGTGAGCGTATTATTGGCCATGGAAGACCTGTTCTTAGTGCGGCACTGCTGGCGCGCCAGGTCCACCCGCTCTCACGACGGCCGATCGGCAGCGCGATTGAGAGCCCCCGATCCGGAAGAATGTCCGGAATTCTCTAAGAAAGATATGGCAGGGTAGAGCAGCCCGGTAGCTCGTCAGGCTCATAACCTGGAGGCCGAAGGTTCGAATCCTTCCCCTGCAACCAGAATACCAGAGCGCGGTTGCCGACAGGCGCGATCAAAGGAAAGGCCAGCTGCAGCGGCAACGCGGCTGGCACCTATCGAAAGGCGGATCGTGAAAGCGGTCCGCCTTTTGTCGTTTAAGGGCAAAGGGGTTTTTCCGTGGCCGTTGACGTTCGCATAGACGCTTCCGATTTCGATGAGCTGGCCCGCGCCTTCGGGCGCCTGCCGGGCGAGATCAAGTCGAAGGCCATGGCGCGCTCGATGCGTCGCATGCGCGACATGGCGCGGACCCGGATCGTCAAGCGCTCCGCCGAGCGGGTAAAGATCCCGCAAAAACTGGTGCGCGAGGTCACCACCGCCTATTTCAACGCCGGCGGCAACACGGTCGACATCATCGAGAAGTCGGGATGGCTGCCGCTCTACAAGGTCGGTCGATCGCGGCAGAACCGCAAGGGCGTGTCGGTGGCCGGTCGCGGTCGATACGATCACGCCTTCCTGGCCACGATGGCGAGCGGCCACACCGGCATCTTCATGCGCATTCCCGAGACGCGCATGCCGGGCGATCCGAAGCGGGAGCAGATACGCGAGCTGTTCGGCCCGAACCCGGCCAGCGACGTGACCAACAACCAGGACGAATTCCTGCGCGTGCTCACAAAGCTCATCAACGAGAACCTCGCCCCCCGCTTCATGCACGAACTAGACCGCCTCCTCCCCCGATAGCCGCCCTGTGGCCATCCTGCCACACCCCCTCGGGGTCTAGGGACCGTACAACAGCCCACCCACCGGCGGGCCGGGGCGACCCCGGGTTTCTGGCAGAAAACGGGGTCGGATTTTTGGGTTTACGGGGTTTACAGGGTTTACACTGAGAGGTTTACGGCGTGTCCGACGGAACGCTGATCATGCGGACGATCTCGGAGATCGCGGCGCGGGATGGCGTGTCCAAGATGGCGGTGTCGAAGGCGGTGAAGAAGCTGCTCGAGGCGAAGCCTGACACGCCGGCGGAGCGCGACGGGCAGGGGCGCGTCATGCGGATATCGCTTGCGGACTATGACGAGTTCCGCGCCCGCCATGTGAACCCGGCAAAGTCCAAGGTGCCATTGCGGCATGATGACGATCCGGCGCCTTCAGAGCAGTTACCGCCTGGCGGGGCCGCGCCCCGCACCGACAGCTTCGAGGAGGCGCGGCGGCAGGCGGAATGGATGAAGGTTCGCCGCGAGCAGCTCCGCCACCAGGAGGCGACCGGTGCTTTGATCCGGAAGGACCGGACGGAAGAGGCGCTGCGGCAAGCCGGCCGCGACATTCAGGCGATGCTGCGCCGGATCCAGAACAAGGCCGATGACGTTGCGCTTGCGGTTTCGCAGGAAGGCGTTCACGGCGTGCGGATCGCGCTTCGCAAGATTGCAGACGAGATCGGCGGCGATATTGCCGACCGCCTCGGCGCGATCGGGGCCGAAGCGCCGGAGGTCGATGAACCGATCGAGAGTGACGACGCGTGAACGCTCATCCCGGCGCGATGCGCCTCGTCATGAATTCGCTCGCCGAAACCATCCGGCCGGTGCCTCCGGTTCCGTTCCAGGACTGGATCGGCCAGAACATCGTGCTGGTCGATGGCAACCGAAAGGGCGAATTCTGGTCGGCGGATGATGCGCCCTATCTGCGCGAGATAGCGGCCTGCCTCAGTCAGGAGCACCCGTGCAACCTGGTGACGGTGCGCAAGGGGCAGCAGACCGGGGTTTCGATTCTGGCACTGTCGTGGATGCTCTACATCGCGGAGATGTGCCCGGATAACGCGCTCTATGCCGCGCCCGGCATCGATCTGTTGCAGGATCTGAACAACGGCAAGTTCACGCCGCTGATCGATGCCTGGCACGAGAAGACGGGGAAGTACATCGTCGATCTGGCGAACTCGTCGACCTATACGAAGAAGATCGGGTCGGACACGTTCATCTACCTCGGCAATGCCAATACGAAAAAGGACCTATCGGCGAAGACATGCCGCTACGGCGTGAAGGATGAGCTTTCCAAGTGGGAGTTCTTCACCGACGGGTCGGACCCGGAAACGCTGTTCGCCGGGCGCTTCACCGCCTTCCGGCGTATGAAAAACTACAAGGTCTTCGAGCTTTCGACGCCTGAACTCGATAGCGGCGATCCGCTTGGCGAAGGGCCGGGGCACTGTCGGATTGACCGGTCGTTCCGGCACTCGGATCAGCGCTTCTGGAACGTCAGCTGCCCGGAATGCCAGAACGAATTCGTGCAGGTCGACGATCTGCTGATCGTCGACCGGGCTCACCCGCACAAGTCGCGCATGCGGTGCCCGGAATGCGGGCACGAGATTTCGGAAATGGAGCGTGTCGTGGCCGTCAAGGCCGGGCGCTATGTCCCGACCGAGACCGGGCCGGATCGTCATCCCGGCTTCCACGTCGATGCGTTCATGTCGCTGATGATGTCCTACGAGGCGATCGCCGAGGACAGGATCGATTCAGAGAAGAAGGGCGAATCGGGCGCGAAGGACTACGCCAACCTGGTGCTGGCGATGCCCTACCAGATGAAGGGCAACGCACCGGACCATGTGCGGCTGATGGAGCGCCGCGAAGGTTACGAGCGCGGCACGGTACCGGCCGGAGCCCTGATCTTCACTGGCGGCGCGGACGTTCAGAGCCACGGCATTTATGCCGAGGCCGTTGCCTTTTCCGAGGATCGGCAGAGCTGGTGCGTCGAGGCCGAATACTTCAAGGGGCCGACAAACAAGATCGGCGCAGGCGCGTGGGTTGAACTGGAGAAGTTCTGGTCGCGCGAGTTTCCGGACGCAAACGGCGTGCTGCGCCGCTTCGATGCCTTCGCGGTCGACAGCGGTTACAACACCAACGTGGTGCTGGAGTGGTGTCGCCGGCATCCGGATACATACGCGATCAAGGGTGTCGGCGGGCGCGGCATTCCGGCGATATCGCAGCCGAAGCGCCAGTCGATCACGAAGCGCGGCAAGCGCAAGCGGTACGGTTCGACGATGGCCTGGCCGGTCGGCACGTGGGCGCTGAAGGCCGAGTTTTACGGCAACCTGCACAGGGCCGGGCTGGCGGCGGGCGAGCCTTGCGACCCGCCCGGGTACTGCCACTTTCACAGTGAGCTGGGCGAGGAATATTTCCTCCAGATCACGGGCGAGTATTTCCGCCATGAGGTGGTGCGCGGGAAGCTTTACGAGGAATGGAAACCGCGGCGGCCGGACAACCACTGGCTCGACTGCCGCATCTACGCGATGGCAATGGCGGAGCATGAGGGCCTGACGCGGAACACGCCGGCTGACTGGGCAGCGCGGCGCGAGCGCTTTGAGGGCAGGCCCGAGGTTGATCTGTTTTCGAAGACGCCGGCTCCCGTCGCCAAGACTGAAAGGCCCGCGCCGCAGGCCGCAGCTACGGCGTCAGAGCCGAAACCGAGAAAAGCGAACAGATGGAAAAATCGGAAACTCTGACGGCGCCGGTCAAGCCGCGGGTTCGCGTACAGGCGGGCAGGGCGGCCGGCAGCTATATGCGGGATACGCAGACCGGTGTGATCGCCGCCCGTCCTGCATCGCTGCGCGAGCATCGCGACGAGGTGCGCCGGGTCTGGACGCGGGCGGCAGGTCTCGCCATGGACCTGCTGCAGAATTCCGGGCGTCTGCGCGGCGCTGCCGACCAGATCATCGCCGATACGGTGGGCGTCGAACTGCAGCTGAATCCGAAGCCGGATCTTCGCACTTTCGGATATGACGACAAGGAAGCTGTCGAGTTTGTTCGGATGATCAAGGCCAAGTTCAAGGTCTGGGCGTGGAACCCGCTTGAATGTGACTACCGCGCCAAGTTTACGAACCCGCAGCAGACCGACACCGGTATCAGAAATTGGTTGGCCTTCGGCGAAAGCACCGGCGTGTCGATGTATCTGCCGCGTTCGCAGCGTCTTCCGGGGACGAAGACCGGAACAAAGTTCCTTCTGTTTTCACCTCAGAAACTGGTTCAGGACACCAGTGAATTCGAGGGACTCTACCAGGGCGTCATTCATGATGCCTTCGGCCGGCCGGTTGCCTATCGTTTTCAGGAGAAGCGTGACGGCATCATTGGAAAATACGACTATCCGGCGCGTGATCGTGACGGACGCCAGATCGTCATGCATGTGTTCGATCCGTTCAGCCCTGAGGATGTTCGTGGGGTATCCCCCCTGGTTCCGTCTTTTCGCAAGTACCTGATGGCGGAGAATGTCGATGATGCTGCCGCGCAGCTGTTCTTCATGCAGCAGCTGTATTCGATCGTCCTCACCAGTGACAAACCTTCAGCCGATGCCTTCGAGGCGTTTGAGGCCATGAAGAGCGCTGGGGCCGTCGGCGCAGACGGGCTCGCCACGGATTTCGTCGAATACTTCGGGGCGCAGCTTGAACGGGCCGCTGAAAGCGAAATCAAACTGGGGGCCGGGGCGGGGATATCCCAGCTGGCACCAGGTGAAACGCTGGACTTTAAATCGCTCTCCGCGCCCGGAGCCCAGCATTCGCCGTTCATGGCCGCGATGCACAGAGAGACGGCGCGCGCTCTTGGCATATCCTACGGCGGATACACGCTCGACTACTCGGAGGCAAAGTATGCCTCGACGATGATGGAGAATTCCGCGCTGTGGCCGATTGCGCAGCGGCGCACCGACCGCATCGCAGCGCCGCATGTTCTGGTCCCCTATGCCTCATGGCTCGACGAGCAGATAGAGGAAGGGTGGATTGAGTTCAAAGGCGGCAAAGAGGCTTATCGCGCCAACCGGGACGCGGTCCAATGGGCGCTCTGCCTGGGCCCGTCGAAGCCGACGGCCGACGATCAGAAGCGCGCCAAGGCTGCAACCGAGCGGATGACCAACGGCACATCGACGCTTGAGGCCGAATGCGCCGAGATCGGACAGGATCCGGAAGAGGTGTTTGAAAGCCGGCAGCGGTGGCACAAGCGCTACCAGGACGCTGGCATGGCCTCGCCGTTCGAACGGAACACCGGAACGCCGAAGGCGGACGCGTCCGCCGATAATGAAGAGGGAGCGAGCGATGGCAACACAAGTCAAGATTAATGGTGCTGTCGTCGACCTCGATGACCCATGCGCGATGGCGACCGCGCTTCGCGGCGTTCGCGCCAAGCGGATCGCAGGCGAGGCGGTCGAGGAATCGGAAATTCAGTCGCCGGTGATGCGGCAGCGGGTGAAGCTCGCGAGCACGTCGCTGACCGATCTCGATCAGGAGATCGCGCGGCTCGACCGGGCCTGCGCCGAGAAGAGCGGGCGCCGCACCACAGGGCGGCGCTGGTCGCTGCGCTACTGAAGCGGAGATAATCCATGTCATTTTCCTATGGGCATATCGCCCAGCGGGTGTTCAACACGCCGCTCGCCTATGATGAGCGCAAGGCGGAAGCCTTCGTTCTCGGCTTGGGCGGGCGCATCGCCGGCAACGACATTGTCGTGGTGAATGGCGGTGAGGCTGTCGACCACACCGCTTTCGCAAATGGGCAGCCTTCCGCCGGGCGGCTCGGCAATCGCCTTGAGCGCGCATATCAGCGCGCCGAGCGGGTGCCCTTCGATATGATCGGAACATGCGGCGTCATCCCGATCGAAGGAACGCTTGTTCACAAGGGAACCTTCACCGGGCAGTCTTCCGGCGTCACCTCTTATGAAGGGCTTCAGGCGCAAATTGCGCTTGCCGCATCCTCCAGCACCGTGCGTGGCGTCGTCTTCGAAATCGACAGCTTCGGCGGCGAGGTGGCCGGTTGCTTCGAAACCGCGCGGATGCTGGCGGAGCTTTCGAAGATCAAGCCGACCGTGGCGATCCTGACCGATTTTGCGTTCTCGGCGGCCTACGCGCTTGCCAGTCAGTGCCGTTCGATCATCGCGCCGCCGTTCGGCGGGGCCGGGTCGATCGGGGTGATCATGCTGCATGCCGACTATTCCGGCTGGCTGGAAAAGGAAGGCGTCAAGGTCACCATCGTCAAGGCCGGCGCCAAGAAGGCGAACGGCAACCCCTACGAGGCGCTGCCCGAGGAGACGCTGGAAAAGTGGACGGCGCAGGCCAATGCGATGCGCGATGCCTTTGCCGATATCGTCGCTCGTGGCCGCAAGGGACGCACCACGAAGGCCAAGGTGATGGCAACCGAGGCGGAAGCCTTCACCGCCACGGAAGCGCTGGAACTCGGGCTGATCGACGCGATCGGCGATCCCTCGGCGTCGTTCGATGCATTCGTCAAGGCAATTAACAAGGTCTGATCATGACAAGCTTTCTCACAGCGATCCACCGGGCCGTGAAGCCCGGCGCGGATAACGATTCCCTCATCGAGGGTGAGCCGGGCGCCGGTGCGTCCAATGTTGAACCGGGTGGCGCAACGGCCACCCATGAAGAGGACCATCCAATGTCCGATGACAAGAACAAGCCCGGCGCGACCGAAAAGTCCGCCGGCGCTGACACCGCCGCGGCTGCTGCCGAAGCGGCGAATGCCGCCAAGGCGCGCATCAAGGCCATCACCGGCAGCGCCGAGGCCAAGGGCCGCGAAAAACTGGCAAACCATCTCGCGTTCGACACCGACATGTCGGCCGAAGCCGCCGAAGCGGTGATGGCGAATTCGCCGAAGGTCGAAGAGAAGCCGGCAGAACAGACCTATGAAGATCGGCGCGCTGCCGCGGCTTCGGGTCTGGCGCAGCCTGCTGCTGACAAGGGCCCGGGTAAAACCGGGCTTTCCGCCGCCGTTGATCGCCAGATCGACGCGCTGAAGAAGTAACCGAGAAAGGACGCAATCATGTCTCTCGCTGTTTTTACTGCCACGAAGGCGCGGACCCTTTCCGACCTCGTCAAGTGGATGCCCGAGCGTGAATACTCGATCGCGAGCTACACGCTCCTCGCCGGCGACGGCGAAACCCGCAGCATTTCGCTTGGCACGCCGCTCGGCAAGATCACCGCCGGCGGCGAAAAGAGCGCCGCCTCAGCTGCGGATGCCGGCAATACCGGTAATGGCACGCTGACGCTGGCCGATCCGGCCTTCACGGCCACGGCTCCGCTGGGCGAGTACACGGTGGTGTGCACGACCGGAGGGGCTGACGGCACCTCCAAGTTTCGCGTTGAGAACCCGGAGGGCGTGCGAATCGGCACGGCTACCGGCGGCGCTGCTTTCGACAAGACTATCAAGTTTACGATCGCTGGCGGCGGCACGGCTTTCGTCGAGGGTGACAGCTTCATCGTCACCGTTTCGATTGCCGCCGGCGCAGACGATGGCAAGATCGTCGCGTGGTCGCCCACCGCAACCGATGGCTCGCAGGTCATCTGGGGCTTTGCTGCAAATGCGATCGAAGCGGTCGATGGCGTCGACAACGTCAACGGCGGTCTCGCCGTCCGTCGCCAGGCCATTCTGCGCGACGGTGGCATTCAGTGGCCCGACGGGCTTTCCGCAACGGACAAGGCGGCAGCCGTCCAGGATGTCGAGGAAAAGCGCGGCATCGTGGTCCGCGTCTGATCCCATCCAGGATAAGGAAACAACGACATGGAAATTCTTCTTCCCTACACGGATGTGGAGCTGACGCAGGAAGTCAATCGCATCCCGAACACCTATGGCTATCTCGGCGCACTCGGTGTTGCTCCGAACGAGCCGAAGGCCTCTAAATATGCACGGATCGAATACAAGGACGGCGTCATCTACGTGCTCGGCGCCGAGCCGCGCGGCGGTCCCGGTGATGTCGGCGAGAATGACAGCGAGAATGCAATCATTCTGGAAATCCCGCATTTTCCACACATCGACTTTATCAGCCCCGATGATGCTGACGGCATCCTCGTTGTCGTCAATGGTGTTGTCACGCCGGAATCGATGGATCGACAGCTTGCGATGAAGCTGGCCAATATTCGCCGGAAGCACTCCATCACTCGCGAGTATCTGAAGCTCGGCATGCTCAAGGGTCTGATCAAGGACGGCAAGGGTCGCACGCTATACGATATCTACAGCGTGTTCGGCATCACCAAAAAGACGGTCGACTTCGCCCTTGCCACTGCGAGCACCGATGTGATGGCAAAATGCGAAGAGGTCAACGATCACATCACGACCAACCTCAAAGGCGAAACCTCGTCCGGCATTGACGTGATCGTCGATACGACGTTCTTCAACAAGCTTATCTCGCACACGAAGGTGGAGAAATTCTGGGTCCAGGCTCAGAATGCTGGCCTCCACACCATGGTGGAACGTCAGCGACTTGGCGGGAACTGGGGTCGGGTCTTCGAGTTCGGCAGTCTGATTTTCCGCGAGTACAAGGGCTCGATGCCGGTCAAGACCACGTCCGGCACTATCACCAGCGAGGCCAACGTTGCCGCGAACAAGGGTCACGCCTTCCCGACGGGAACGCAGGGCATGTTCCGGACCTACGATGCGCCGCCATTCCATATGTCTACGGTTAACCAGGCCCCCGATCCCGCTGCCGAACCGATTTTCATCTCCACCGAGGAGATGAAGCACGGCGCCGGAATCGAGATCAAGTCGCAGTCGAACATGCTTTCGATCTGCAAGCAGCCGGAATGCCAGGTTGAATTGACCACGAACTGACTGCGGTCAGTTCCTCCGACGCTGTGACGGCCGGAAGGGTTTCGGCCGTCGCTCAATTCTTCGAGGTTATCCATCATGGTCGATTGGGCCGCCGCACGGGCGCAGCTGGAGGACATCTGCTCTGATGTCTTCGACCAGACGCTTTGTCACATCCAGCCGCGCAAGGCGGGGCTGACAGGCAATCACAAGGCCGTGGACGATTATAGCCGGGAGGCATTCGACTTTCTCGGCACGGTCGATCTCCACGCCTCGCTGACCGAAAGCGGGCGCAACAAGCCGGCCGATCCCGAAACGCGCGGGGCGGTGATGTATGACGCGGTGCTGACCGCACATGTCGGCGGCTGGCCCTATCAGCCGCAGCGCGGGGATTTCATCATCGCCGGCGGCGTGACTTACAAAATCGAAGCCAAGGAACGGGACGGCAGCAGCCGACCCGCCTGGTATCTCAACAGAGCCTGAGAGCAAACATGCTTGCCGCCGAAGCGCTGCGCCTGACAGCGATCGAAACATTGCTGCCGACCGCCAAGGTGGAAGCGGGCGAGACCCTGCCGACGCTTGCCGGGAAGCACGTCTATGACAGCCGCCCGGTGGAGTTGCAGGATCTCGACCGCGACCCGCCCTCCGGCTACACGCCGGTGATCTCGCTCTATACCAGCGAAGCCTCGGCCCAGCTGATGGGCGAGGCTGCGGCGGCGACGGACACGGAAGCGACCGCGATGCTGGTCGTGATCGCCGAACTGGCGGTGGTGACCGAGGATGGCGACGGCGATGACGCATTCGTCGAGCCGATGGCGCAAGACGATCCGGAAGCGCGAATGGTGCTGGCGGCGCTTTGCAGCCAGGTGCGGTTTTTGCTGGAGCGCAGCGTTGCCGGCGGGCACTGGCGGCAGCTGGTGCGCCATATCGTGAAGGTCGACACGTCCACCTTTGCCGCGCCGGATTTCGGCATGCGGTTTCAGCGGGTCATGATGCGGTTCGCCTGTTCGATCAAGGATGATGATTTTGACCTTGTGGACGGCGGGTTGCCTGAGCCGATCCGATCGGTGCATGCGGCGTTGCCGGCGGGGTCTTATGCCAAGGACAAGCTTGGGGCGCTGGGGGCGTACTTTGTTGCCGATCAGCTTCCGGCGCTTGGCGAGGTAGCGGTTGACGCCGGCGGCGTCGATAGCGGCGTGGAATTTCCGGAGTAATGGGCATGCTTGAAATTCTGCAATTCTATGTTTCCGGGTTCTGGGTCTGGCTTGGCCTCACGCTGGGTTTGGTGGTTGCGGTCAAGGGCCTGATCGTAATCGTTCTTGGCTCGCTCACTCTTGCGCTTAACCGGAACGCGAATTTCGATATCTGAATATTCCACAATTCAAGGAGGGCCTGATGGCCGAGCGATTTAAGGCGCGTGACGGTGTGCGCGTGCCGTTGCCTTCCGGCGGCGATTGGCCGGCTGAGGGCAGGGCGGTGAATTTTGCCAATCCCTTTGAGGCGCGGCTGGTGCGTGAAGGCTCGCTGGTGCCTGTCGATGAGGGCGGCGACAGCGCGGCTGCGCCGGCGGACGCCGATGATGATGCGAAGGCGGCGGGGGCTCTAGCTCCGGCTGCGAAAGATGAACCCAAGAGCCG